TGGTCAGCTTTGCCTTTAATGTAGGGCTAGGTGCTTTGCAGAGAAGTACGCTAAGGCAGAAGCATAATCGAGGTGACTATGAGGGTGCTGCTCAAGAGTTCCTAAAGTACACAAGAGGCGGTGGGAAAGTATTACCGGGACTTGTAAAGAGGCGAAATGATGAAAAAGCCCTTTATTTAGGATATTAATTTCTTGCAACAATCCTGTAATATAGTTTTAGTAGTCTTCGCAACATTAACTGAGTACATATCATAATGCCTAAGAAAAAAGAGGATTGGATGCCAGCTTGCCAGTCTTGCTCATTCTTTGAGATTGAGCCAAAAGAAGATCTAGGCTATTGCAGACGTTACCCGCCAGTTTTGATTAACACTGGTGAAGATAACTATGACTGTACCTATCCAATTACGTCTAGGGATGATTGGTGCGGTGAATTCCATCGTTTTACTAATTAGAGGGAATCATGCGGAAAAAATCTTGCACAGAGCAGGAATTTATTGCCTTGTGGAACAAATACGGATCAGCAAAGCAATTATCTACAATATTAGGAATATCTGAAAGAAACATACAATTTAGACGTAGAGCAATTGAAAAAAGACAGTCAATTGTCTTAGCAGGTGTAGCAAAGAATAGCCCTGATTTTAAAGTTACGTATCCAGAGAACAATGTCAGGGTTAACGTAGAGTTACAGAATGGCATTATCGTAGTAGGGTCAGACTGTCATTACTGGCCAGGAATTATCAGCACTGCTCACCGTGCATTCGTAAAGATCATCAAAGATTTAAAGCCAAAGATGGTCGTTATGAATGGCGATGTATTCGACGGGGCTAGCATCTCTCGTCACCCAGTATCAGGATGGGGATCCACTCCTAGCGTAAAACAGGAGCTAGAAGCCTGTCAGGATCGTCTAGAAGAGATCGAGAAGGCCGCTAAAGGTGCTTCCCTTAACTGGACTTGGGGAAACCACGATATGCGCTTTAACGCTCGTTTAGCGGCTCAGGTAGGGGATACCTGGAGAGGCGTAGAGGGCATGAACCTGACTGACCATTTCCCTCGCTGGAAATTCTCAACCAGTATTATGGTCAATGACAGCACAATGATTAAGCATCGGTACCATAACGGTATCCATGCGGTCTACAACAACACAATGAAGGCTGGCATTAGCGTAGTCACTGGCCACTTACATAGCCTTAAAGTCACCCCTTGGACTGACTATAACGGAAGTAGGTACGGTGTAGATACAGGCACTATGTGTGATGTTGACGGTAACCAGTTTGAGTATTCTGAGGATAATCCTAAGAATCATAGGTCAGGCTTTGCAGTTCTAACCTATGTCGATGGGAATCTATTGCCTCCAGAACTATGTCAGGTTTGGGATGACGATCACGTAGTGTTTAGAGGCCAGTTGATAAAGGTCTAAGAAGGCTAACAGGGTGCGTAAAAGACTTTTTATGCTCCCTGTATTTTCTTTGTCTTTCTTTGCCAGACATCTTAAATCGCTTGATGTCTTTTCCTTCTCCCCATCGGATTACCATTGTCTGATCTCGTCCTAACTTGTCCATTTCCCACTCACAAATATGGACTAACTTATGACTTTTAAATGTCTTTATTAGGTTTCCTACAGTAACGATATGAAGGCCAGATTCATCTGCTAATTGCCTTAATGTTGCATCATTGCTTATTAGATACTTTATTAATTTAGCGTATATTTCTTGATTAACTTTTTGCATTTTCGTTATTAATAGCTCTATTGATATACCACTGGGCTTTTAGCAAATCCTTGAGCTTATCTTCCTTCTTACCTGCCCGTGATATGTATTTAACTGCATTTCCTAGATGAAAATCTAATTTCTTAGCTTCAATAAAGTCAATGGTTTCAATGCCACCATCGGTATAGTGTGCTGGGTTATTAACTTGATCCATCTTTAATGAATACTCCTTCTTTATTGAGATAGCCTTTACGATCTTTAATCTCGTTATAAGCGGATTGCAGACAGTGGGTAAGGTTTATATCCTCTAAAGCCCCCACCATAATAAGACACACAAGCACGTCACCAATCCCATCAACAATAGCAGGTCTATCCCGTTTAATAATGGCATCTGCTAACTCTCCCATCTCTGAGACTGCTTTGAGCATTTGTGTTTTAGAGTCTGAGTTAGCTATGATCCCTCTAGCTTCTGCCCAGCGGATTACATCGAGTTCTGTAACATTCCAGCTCATTTAGCCAGTTCCTTAATCTCAGCAATAGGCAGTCCAAATACTTCATGGATAGCGATCATCATCTCTGCCGAGACTTTAGCCTTACCATTACGAAGTCGGCTAATTACTGGAGCAGCTACGCCTAACTTAATGGATAGCTGACGGTCATTTTTAATATCAAAGCGTTTTTGCAGTTCATCAAGAATCACTGATTTCTCCTATAGTTAAGGTTGTTGGTGGTCGGTATTGATCTCCGAAACTTCCCCTGGCAGCCTTCCCGTATCGATCCGGTAGGAACATTGCGTATCGCACCAATCATGCGCGTCAAACCCACCAACACGACTGAGGACTAGTACCCAGTTATACACTATGGCTAACTGGAGCAGGCTTGAATTGCATCTCCTAATCCTCATGCGTCTTGGTGCAGGGTCACTAGATATTGGAGCATTCCGAAGGTTTATCTAGCCCCTGCTGCCGGTGTTACTCGCCACTACCGGCTTGGCGTATTAGGTGAGCCTACTCGCTGCATCTGTACCGCATTACCTCCGGTTACTTACCGGCGTGGCGCATACAGCATCCGCTTTCGGCTCGTAAATCAGAACGGAATTCGATCGTTAGGATCTTCTTCAGGCATTGGTTTAGCTTTAGGCTTTGCTGCGTCTTTAGGCTTAACTGACAGGCTAAAGAACTTCTTACCGTCCTTGCTAGACTCTTTAATCCAGGCTGACAGCCAGTAATCAGTACCGTCTACATTAAGAGATCCTGAGTACTCTGGGTGATTATCAGCCGTCTTGTTCAGGTTCTTAGAAAGAATGCCTCTATTTGTATTATCGAAATTGCTCATATTTACCTTGTAGTGTATTTTTTGATTGCTGCCCGTTGTTTACTATCTAACAGACTCCAAAGGGCGGTCTTAGAATCTGCGTCTAACTCTGATTGCTCAATATACTGAACAGCGCCTTCAACATCATCCAAAGAAAGTAAGGAAATTACATTAACTCCAATGCTACGGATAGCTTCCTGATCCTCACTAGTCATGCTGTCAAATACGTCTTTGGTAATAGGTTTGACTGACTTAGGCGAATCCTGGCCTGTTGTAGCGTCTAGCGCATCATGCTCTACGATCTCAAGGGCTGTAACGTAAAGATAGCGACGTGAGTACGTCTCTACAGCACCAAGGTTTTGGATAGGATGACAGCCCTTCAGGTTTGCGTCAGCCATCGGGCTACTAAATGTAATGCAGCCACCGTTATCAGTATCGACAATACGTAAAGTAGCGATATCTTTATCGAACGAGATAACGGAACAGAGTCCGATTTCATGAAAAATTTGGTTAATTGTTGGTAGAAAATCGCCAAGCTCAAAATACTGATAACCAGCAAATTTATTGTGGCCTGACTTCTTTAATGGAGCCGCTTGTAGCATCATTCTGGCTTTTTGCAGCTTTGCGTACACTTGATATTCAGACATTATTTAACCTTTATTGAATTTTTTATACTGCATAATATTGAATTGCCGAACTTCCTGAACAGGCTGTACCGCATTAGCCTTAGCTTGCATCTCTTTACGAACCTTTGCAAAGGTCTTAGCAATATTTGTACTGGAAGCCGAGACATATTTGAATGATGGGTCTAGTATGGATTTACTCATATTGAACAAGAAATAATGTAAAGAACGATCATTATTACACCAGAGAAAATAGGATGTCTAGCAAACCAATCACTTGTAGTTAGCAGTTTGTTCACGATTTGCCCTTTCCATTTCCATAAGCATAATGTCTAATTTACCTACTGCTCTGCCAAAAGAATCGCATTCTTTACCTATAGCTTTGCATAACATCTGACGGGCTATTTCCATGCCTTCAGCAAGACCATCTTTATATGCTTGAGTACGAACGTCACTGATTATTGGGTTTTCCATTAGATTTTGTCTTTCCATGCCATATAAGCTGCATCTTCACGTTCACGACGAATATCGTCTGAGCAGTATTCAATCGTGTCTGTCTGCATAGTCTGTGTTGCTCTACACACAATGGCTGCAATCTCGTTACTCAGAGAAGTCTGCAACTTACGTGCATCGTGGCGATTCTGTGACCATACATACAACAAGGTTGAGAATTCTTCACGGATCTGATCTTCGTCAAGGTTAACCAGGAAATCGTCTGGATGACCTGTAGTAATCTCGTTAATCAGATAGTCCTGCAATTGATAGATATTCATATTAGTCTCCTAGTAAGCCGCGTGTTGCGGTGAGTGAATATTCTCATAAATTAATGCTTGTGTGTAAAATTATTTCTATCAGTTATCTATTGCCGATAAATAATATCAATTGACAAGAATATTCTAGGTAGGCAATATCTACTGGCAGCTTAACTACAGGAGGAAATTATGAAAGTTGCCGAGAGGTTAATAATTGTTTTTTGGTTCATTTGTGGCGCATTAGCTATCTATTGGGGCATTAAGGCTCATAATAAGCCGGTACGGTTGCCTTGTGAGGTAGCTGAGATTAGCCCTGACTTTAGCCATGAGGATAGAGAAAAATGTCGGATAATACGGAGCCACAAATTATGAAAGAAGATAATGAACCTGCACCATCAATGCAGTGGAAACCATTGCAAACCTTCTTGCCCAAATTGTCACCCAGAGGTCAACCAATTGAACAGCGATCCTTCAAAACCTGTACCAGCAAGCTCAACGAAATCAAGCTATTTCGGTACTAGATTCTGCCCAGGATGCAAGCGTAGCCGTACTGTTAGTCAGTTTAAAAATACTAACGTATGCAGGATTTGCACCTTGAGAGGCGTTAAGGTATAGTTCACAGGGAATGGCTAGGGAGTGCAACCCGAAAAGACGATTCGTTACCGTCCTGCCTGACCCACCTACTTCAGTAACGACAGCCAATAACGTGAGGCATATATGCATTACTATCAGCACCATATCGGTGACTTTCAGCGCGATACTGCATCTCTGTCTGATTCAGACACAATGGCCTATTTACGGCTTATCTGGATGTATTACGACACAGAACATCCATTACCAGCAGATGCTAAAAAGTTAGCCTTTAAGATCGGATCTAACCAGGATTCTGTTCAGATGATTCTTGATACTTTTTTCGTAAAAGATGAGGAAGTTTATCGTCATAAACGTTGCGATAAGGTATTAAATGAAATTTATAACAAGTCTGAACAAGCTCGATTAGCAGCAAAATCCAGATGGAATAAAAATGCAGATGCAATGCAGAAGCAATGCGATGGCAATGCGGACGCATTAAAAATTGATGCGGATGCATTAAAAATCGATGCTACCCATAACCCAATACCCAATACCCATAATAAAGAATATATTGATCGATTTGATGTTTTCTGGAAGAAATACCCTCGTAAGGTAGCAAAGCCTAATGCTCAAAAGGCTTGGCTGAGGATTAAGCCAGATGATGTTGTCCTAAAGAAAATGTTAGATGCAATCAATCAGCAAGGCCTTTCCAGTAAAGAAATTCAATTTGTTCCTCATCCGGCTACGTGGCTTAATGCAAAGCGTTGGGAAGATGAAGTTGCCACAGCATCAAGCAGCTCTAATGAATGGTGGATGAACGACAGGAGAATCAAATGAGAGATCCATTTATTATTGACGAGCCAACGTGTATAGCATTTTCTGGTGGTAGAACATCTGCTTATATGCTTTGGCGCGTACTGCAATCAAATAACGGTTTGCCTGAAGATGCTGTTGTTTGTTTTGCTAATACCGGAAAAGAAGATGAATCAACATTGCAATTTGTCCATGATTGCGAAAAAAATTGGAACGTACCTATCGTTTGGTTAGAGTATCAGCCTGAAGAACCATTCCATAAAGTTGTCACTTACGAAACAGCATCAAGAAATGGCGAACCGTTTGAGCAAGTAATAAGAAATTACAAAAAACTTCCAAACCCAGCGCAGCGATGGTGTACTGGTGTTTTAAAAATTAGAGTAATTCACAAATACTTACGTAGCTTAGGGTGGGATCATTCAGAGAAAACCAATAATGATCTTGTTGGTATTAGAGCAGACGAACCAAGACGTGCTGCAAAAATGGAAAAAAACAAAATCCCATTATTTACTGCTGGCGTAACAAAGCAAACAATTGATGATTTTTGGGCAAATCAACCATTTAAATTGAATTTGCAAATACATCATGGAGAAAGTTTATTGGGCAATTGTGATCTTTGCTTTTTAAAAAGTTTAGACAAAAAAATAAATATTGTTAGACAACATCCAGAAAAAACCATTTGGTGGGCAAAGATGGAAAAATTAGTAAATGAAATAAATCCAGATCATGGCGGTACTGGAGATAGATTCAGAAAAGATCAACCATCATATGAATCAATGTCTGATTTTGTAAAAAATCAATTAACTTTGTTTAATGACGAATCTATTGATTGTTTCTGTGGGGATTAAATGAAAGAAATATTACAGAAAGCAATTGAATTAGCGAGAGCTGGTTATTGGGATGCAGCAATAGATTTGATTGAGGAAGCAATAGCTAGTTTAGAGAAGGAATAATATGATTGGGAATCTTCTGAATCGCCTAGAGAAAGTTAAAGGCTCTAAAGGCCGATGGACTGCTTGCTGTCCTGCTCACGCTGATCGTAGTCCTAGTCTGGCAATCACTCACCTTGACGATGGTCGCATTCTGCTCAAGTGCTTTGGTGGATGTTCTGTTTACGAAATAGTTTCTGCTGTTGGCATGGATATCGGTGACTTGTTTCCTAAAGAGAATAAATTAGGCTATACACACGATACACAACAGCTAAAACCAGAACGTAGGCCGTTTTATGCCACAGACCTACTCAGAATAATCCATTTTGAGGCGCTTTTAACGGGCATAGCGGCATTTGATTTGTCAGAAGGTAGGCAGATATCAACCACTGATAGAAAACGGCTTAAAACGGCTTTTGAGCGAATTAACGAAGCAGCCAATTATATTAATTGAGGACAATATGAGCTTAGAAGAACGTGCAATAGATTTGGACGAGGCTAGAAAAGCCAGGATCCTGAAGTCAGAAACCATTGATGTAGAGAAGTATCTACATTCCAATGATGTAACCATTAAAGTCAAACGGGCTACAGAATGGTCAGAGGTTATAAAGGAAAACTATCTAAATAGTAAAAACGATAAGCAAATTGTATTGCCTTGGCCTAACACTCATGGAAGTTTTGCGTTTAGAGATGGTGAGGTTACTGTTTACGCTGGTGGTAACGGTGGTGGTAAATCGCTGATTACAGGCCAGATTGCGCTGAACCTGATCCGTCAAGGCCAGAAGGTTTGCATAGCATCGTTTGAGATGAAGCCAGAAAAAACCCTAGAGCGTATGGTCAGGCAGTTTTCTGGCGAGTACATAGATAACCCGCTGACTAATGACCGTGAGAAATATATCCACAGTTTATTCACAAGGTTTGATGCTTACCTAGCAGACAAAATGTATCTGTATGACCAACAGGGCACGACTTCAGCAGACAAGGTGATTGCCATGGCTAGGTATTGCGCTATGGAACTAGGCATTAAGCATATCTTTATCGACAGCTTGATGAAGTGTGTAAAGGGTGAGGATGACTTTAATGGTCAGAAGAACTTTATTGACGAGCTGACTGCTTTAGCTAGGGATCATTCGGTGCATATCCATTTGGTTCACCATATCCGTAAGTTGGTCAACGAGGAGCAGCAGCCAAATAAGAACGACTTGAAGGGTTCTGGATCTATCTCGGATCAGGTAGATAACGTGTTCCTAA